CTAAAAAAAGTATTCATAGTGTTTCCTTTCGTAATCATATGGATACTATACCACAGCTAAATATAGAAAGCAAGCACTATTTTTAAAAAAATGACTAAAAAAAGCAAGAGAAATCAACATTTTTTACACTTTTTTGTTCTATTTTTGTTCTTTTTCGTAAATTCTTGTTATATTACAACAAAAAATGAGCGAATCGAGTGTAAATGGTCGCCGGATTATGAACGAATCGCTGATGAATCGTTAAATTCAATGGACGACATGAAAAGAATCAACATACAGCAGATGAAAGCCGCTTGTAATTTTTAGATAAATAGTAAAAAAGGAGAAATTTCATGTCCCATTGTTCAAATTGTGGTCATATAGCTCATTGTGATGAAAAATGTTTACAAACTTACAAAGACGGTGACCAAAAAGATGTAACAATTGAGTGTTGTAAAGAATGTAGATGTGAAAAATGTAAATAATATGGCAAAAATGAGATTATTTAAGTTTTGGAATGAAGCAGGTGATGAAAAAGAGACCGAGCAGATAAGTTTAAAAAAAGCTATCATGTCAGTTCAGTCAAATTTTAAAGATAAAATGATTAGTGTTGAATATATCAGTAAAAAAGGCAAAGAGATGTGCCATAGTATATTCATACCAATTGGTAGAAGAATAAAACAAGAGTTAGTTAAAGAAAGACGAAGAGAGGCTTTGAAAGCTAAGAATGCCAGCCGTAAGTAGAGTAGGAGATTCACTATCAACAGGTCATGCTTGTGTAGGCACGACTACTATTGCTTCATCAAATACAGATGGAACCGTAAAAGCAAATAGTATAAATGTAATTGTTGTTGGTGCACCTACGGTATCACACCCATTTCCACCAAACCCCCCTTGCGCTCCTCATGTGGCTAACTTAAATGCTGGTTCACCTAATGTATTTGTTAATAGTATTGCTGTTGGTAGAATAAGTGATAGTGCAGACGCAGGCGCAATGACAAGTGGTTCTGGTAATGTTTTTGCAAATGGCTAGATATGTGTTATAAATATTACCGTTATGGCTATTTACGATTCACAAACACAAAGTAAGAGTACAAGAAATTCACGAAGATTTAGGGATATAGACCTAGATTTTACTAGAAACGCAGTTACTAATGATGTTAATGTAGTTGAAGATGTTATAGCTGTAAAAAGGTCAGTTAGAAATTTAGTACAAACTAATTTTTATGAAAGACCTTTTAATCCAGAATTAGGTTGTGGTGTAAGAGAGTTATTATTTGAACCGTTTACACCTATGACAAAAGTTTTTTTAGAGAGAAAAATAGAAGAAGTTTTAATTAACTATGAGCCTAGAGTAGAAGTACAAAATATAGCAGTAGATGATGACCAAGATAGAAATAGATTAGTTGTTGACATTTATTTTTATGTAGTCGGTGTACCAGGTCCACAAGTTGTTCAAACATTTTTACAAAGGGTAAGATAATAAATGTCAAATAAGTTAGTAGTTTCAGAATATGATTTTGACGCAATCAAGTCAAATCTAAAATTATTTTTACAAGGTCAGACTGCTTTTCAAGATTACGATTTTGAAGGTAGTTCATTAAATATTCTTTTAGATATTTTGTCTTATAATACACATTATCTAGCTTACTTGGCAAACATGTCAACAAATGAATTATATCTTGATAGTGCTGATATAAGAAATAATATTGTATCATTAGCAAAGATGATTGGTTATACACCATCATCACCAAGAGCACCAATGGCGTCAATTGATATTCAATTAAACAATGCAACAGGCACAAGTGTTACAATGTCAAAAGGTACCGTATTCACAACAACGGTAGAAAATGTTTCATATCAATATGTAACTAATTCAGATGTAACAATTACACCAAGTTCAGGTATTTACAAATTTTCTAGTGTGCCAATTTATGAAGGCTCGCTAGTAACATTTAAATATACAAATGATGTTAATGATGTAGACCAAAAATTTATTATACCAAGTGCAAACGCAGATACTTCAACATTATTAGTTAAAGTTCAAAATAGTGCTACTGATACTACAACAAACACTTATTCATTAGCAGGTGGTTATAATAGTGTTGACGCAAATTCAAAAGTTTATTTTATACAAGAAGGTCAAGACGGTAAATACGAAGTTTATTTTGGTGATGGTATAAATGGTAAATCATTAGCAGATGGTAATATTGTTATATTAGAATATATTGTAACTAATAAAGATGTTTCTAATAGTGCAAGTTCATTTACTTTATCAGGTAACATTGGTGGTTTTTCAGATGTTACTATTACAACTATTTCAAATTCACAAGGTGGTGCTGAGGCAGAAACAGATGAATCAATTAAACACAATGCACCTTTACAATATGCAGCTCAAGACAGAGCAGTAACAACTTCAGATTATGAAACACTTGTACAAACAATTTATCCTAATGCGTTATCAGTAAGTGCTTGGGGTGGTGAAGATGATGAAACGCCAAGATATGGTATTGTAAAAATAGGTATTAAGGCTGCTTCAGGTTCTACATTAACAGAAACAACAAAAGCAGATATTGTAAATAAATTAAAACCTTATAATGTCGCTTCAGTTAGACCACAAATTGTTGACCCGGAAACAACTTCAGTTTTATTATCATCTACGGTAAAATATGATTCAAAATCAACAACTAAATCAAGTGATACTTTAAAATCAGAAATTACAACAGCTGTTACAAATTACAATACAAATACTTTACAAAAATTTGACGCAGTTTATAGACATTCAAAATTAACAGGTATTATTGATGATGTTGATACAAGTATATTATCAAACATAACTACAATTAAAATCAGAAAAAATTTTACACCAACTCTATCATCATCTACAAAATATGATATTTACTTTAGAAACTCATTATTTAATCCACATTCTGGCCATAACAAATCAGCAGGTGGTATTTTAAGTTCAACAGGTTTTAAAGTAACAGGTAGTGATTTAGAACAATTTTTAGATGATGATGGTAATGGTAATGTTAGAAGATATTATTTGTCTTCAGGTATTAGAACATACTCAAATGAAACACAAGGTACTATTGATTACTCAACAGGTCAAATTACTCTTAACTCATTAAACATAGCTTCAATATCAAATATTAGAGGTGCAACTTCAACGGTTGTTGAATTAACGGTGACTCCTAATTCTAATGATGTTGTTCCTGTTAGAGACCAAATTGTAGAAATTGATATTGCTAACTCAACCATTAATGTAACAGCAGACACATTTGTTGGTGGCTCTGCTGACGCAGGAGTAGGTTACACAACAACTTCAAGTTATTAATGAACAATGGCAAAATTTAATGATAAAATTTCAACGATACTTAACAGCCAACTACCAGAATTCGTTGTTGCTGACCACCCTAAATTTGCCGAATTTCTAAAAGTCTATTATCAATTATTAGAGTCAGCAGAATTATCAATTGATACCATTGAAGGCACAGATGGTATTTTACTTCAATCAGAAACAGGTCAATTAAATAATTTAGTTTTAAACTCTAGTCGTAAAGATACTGCTAGAACATTACTAGACGCCGGTGATAAAATTCTTTTAGAAGAATCTACTTATGGTAAATTTACAAGAGGTGAAACCATTATAGGTCAGACTTCAAAAGCAACTGCTGTCGTATTAGTAGAAGATATTGATAATAATAGATTAATAATTTCAGCACAAGATAAATTTTCTGAAAATGAAATAATAATAGGTGATAGTTCAGGTGCTCAAGCAAACATTACAAACTATAAACCTAATCCAGTAAATAACATTGTTGATTTGATAAACTTTAGGGATCCTGATGGAGCCATAAGTTATTTCTTAAAAAATATGAGAGATGAGTTTTTAACAACTCTTCCTGAAAGTTTAGCAAATGGTGTTGATAAAAGAAAACTAATTAAGAATATTAAATCAATGTACAGGTCAAAAGGCTCTGTACGAGGTCACGAAATATTTTTTAGATTATTATTTGGCGAAACTTCAGAAACATTTTATCCTAGAGAACAAATGCTTAAGGCCTCTGATGGTGTTTTTGATTCTTTAAAAGTATTAAGAGTTATATCAAGTATTGGTGACGCAACTCAATTAACAGGAAGAAATATTACAGGTCAATCTTCTAATGCAACTGCTATAGTTGAAAGCACATCTCAATTTCAAATAGGTGACCAAACGGTAACACAATTAATTTTAAATGAAGATTCATTACAAGGAACATTTACCGTAGGTGAAGAAATACAAGGAACATCTAGCGACACAGATGATTACTTTATTAAAGCTAATATTACTGGTATTCCTGGTAATAAAAATATTACAAATGATGGTTCTTTAAACTCAACAGCAGACACAATTAAAATTACAGCAGGTGGTGTAGGTGCATTATTTCAAGTAAATGAAATAGGACCTGGACAAATTACAGAAATTATAATTGATAACGCAGGAACAGGTTATAATATTGGTGATAATTTATCATTTACAAATACAGGTACAAACGGTAATAATGCTGCCGGTTTTGTTAAAATAGTTAATGGCGGTTTTTCTGGAGAATCTAATACAACAGGCATGTCAACTGGTGACAGAATTGTTTTAGAAGATGAAACAACAAAAGGTGATTCATATTCAGGTAATGTTGTAGTTCAAGAAAAATTTACAGACTTACAACAAATTACAGATTTGTTTATATCTAATAAAGGTGGCGGTTACACTACATTACCTACCGTATCTGTAACATCATCAACAGGTT